ACAAACATCATGTTTTCTTCAATAGCACCTTGGTTATCAAACTCAGCTAAGATAGCATCAAATTCAGCTAAATCAGTAGCAGCATTAACACCAGTAACTCCAGAAGTAACATTACCTCTTGACTCAATAGCAGCAAATAAACCTTCAGTACCAGCACCAGTACCAGCATCAGCAGCACCTCTAACTTGGCTATTAGCACCAAAACCAATTGCCGATAAAGCATTTGTTTTCTCAGCTTCAAGCATAGTCATTTCTAAGTGATCGTTAAAACGAGCTCTTGTATCAGCTTCAGCTTTTAAGTACCATAAGTACCCAGAAGCACCACCTTCAGAAGAAACTTCAACCCAACCAACTCTAGAACTATCAGAACCTGATATTTCGTAGTAATCTTTCATGATAATTGGTTTATTGTTGAACGACTTGAAAGTAGGCTCATTAGCTCCTCTACCATCCGCTTTAAACGTACCGGTTTCATCAGCGTAAGAAGATCCTTTACCGAACTCAGAACCAATAACTAATACAGTTGCTGTACCGTCAGATAAAGTTGATAAAGCAGCTGTAGCATAAGGCTCAACTGTAACAATGTTTGAATCTGGAGTTTCAACAGCTAGAGCTTTAACTACAACACCAGCTTGCGCTATTAGTAGCATGTCATTAACTCTAATACCGTGAGTTTTACTTGTTCCACCACCAGCTACTGCCGTGTCTCCATCGATATCAGCAGTAATTGTTAATGTACCATTTGTATCACCATCTGCGTCTACTGTACAAACATAAGATAAGTGTAATCTTGACTGCTCAGACCAAACAACTTGGTCAGATGTCATAGATTCTTCAGCCCCTACTTGTGACAAGAAACCTGATATAGTTCTCGGTCCGAAAACTTCAGCTTCTTTTTCCATAAGGTCTGGTAAATATTGTTGTGCCCAGTCATTTGCGCCGGACGTAAAATCAAGATAGTTTGTGTTTAGTGTTTGCTTTTTTGAAGCTGGAACACTATTTAAACTACCTCCTGCAGTAATTGCCATAATTTTTAATTTTTAAATTGTTATTTATTTTTAATTTTAAATTTGAAATCATTAGAATTTTCACCAAGTACTCTTACTTTTATACCACCAGCATCAATCTCACCACTATGTTGTTGTCGTGGATCCATACTAATATTTTTAGATTTAGCTACGCTATTTTTTAAAGCGTCGGCCTTGCCTTGTTCGTAAAAGTGACTAGCAATTTTATCAGCATTCATAGCAGTGTACATCGATTTGTGATAACCTTTAGCATCTTCCATTTCATTTTTTTTGTTAAGAAACTTTCCTACAAAATTATTAATGTCGCTTTGCGTATCTTTTACCGTGTTTGAATCTTTAACGTTTAATCTAAACTTCTTTTCTCCAATCTCGTATTCAAAACCTTTGAATTCTTTGTTGAATAATTTATTAGTTTTATTTAAAAACGTTTTATGCTGCTTGTCCGCTTCTTGTTGTTGTTCTTTTGATTCCTTGTTGTATCTATTGAAGAAATCAACTGCTTTCTGTTGCTCATTCGTGAGCTTAGAACCATGTTTGATATCTTCATAATATTTGGACTTTGCACCGTCCAGGTGTTGCTTTGCTTGAGCAACTTGCTCCTTCAAAGCTAATTTCTTTCTTCGCACGTCTATATCCTCATCCACGTCTTCATCAAATGAAAAATTATCTTCCATTAGAAAATCTATTTCTTCTGAATCTAAATGAGGTTTTGTTTGTTTGTAGTATTCTTTTAGTAAAGCGTTATTGTCTAGTTCGGAGTAATCTTGATTTAACTTAACGTAATCTTCTAAATCACCTCCTGTGTCTTCCATAAATTGCATTAACTTTTGGATATTTTCGGGAAGTTCTTTTCCAGTAGCCTCTGCTTCAGCAACCGCTTCTTCAACTTGTTCTACAAGCTCCTCTACTTCTTCTGTTATTTCTTCTACGACTGGAGTTTCTTGTGTTTCAGTTTCCGGTTGTACTTCTTCTTGTTTTTGTGTGGAGTCGGTAGTTTCAGTGAGTTCAACCACTCCTCCGTCGTCAGCAACGTCTTCTTTAATTTCTTCATTTTCTTTTGGTGTTGGTGGTTTATTTAAATCTACTTTTACAACATTGTCGTCTTCAGTTTTCTTTAGATCGACTTTAGTTATGTTGTCTACTTTTTCTACAACTTCTTCAGTTGTTTCTTTTTTCTTTTTTGCCATAATATAATATAATAATAATTAATACTTTGTTTATTGGGGTTCAAACGCCCCTAAATTGAATCCGCCACCCATTATATCATTACCTGATGATTCAAAGTTTTTAGGTGGTTTTTGATTATTTCTTTGGTCAATCATTTCTGATTGTTGTGTTGCTTGTATTTTTGTTCTTTTGTCCTTACGATCTTCTTTTTCTTTTTCTCTACCTTTAACTCCCTCTACCTCCATTTGCCTAAGCTGCATGTTGTATTGGAATTCTTGTTCCATTAACATCTTTTTAAGTTCTCCCTCCGCTTGCATTCTCTGCATTTCTAATTGAGATTCTATTTGAGCAAGCTCACCTTTAGATTGTGTAAGTGCTTGATTTTTCTGAACCTCCATTTGAGCGGCCGCCTGTTGTGCTTGAATATTAGCTTGTGACTGCGCTTGGATGTTTTGTTGTTGTATTTTTTGATCTCTATCTATTTTTTTCTTCCTTCTAATTTTTAACAACGAATTAGCCATTTTAAGGTTTTTTATTTCTCTAACATCAATAGCATCTTCTAGTTCTATATTTTGTTGAGATAAAGCTACCTGTATGTTGTTCTCTAATAAAGCTTTTTCTTCTTCGTCTGGCGCTAGTTCTATAAATATACCAAAATCATACAAATGAAGATTAGACATTTCTTCTAACGTAGCTACATTGTGTGCTCCAATAGCTTGTATGAAAGCATCTTTTGTTGGTGAATACTCGATAATGTCAGATATTCTTAAAGATAAACATTCTGCCGTTTGCGCCGTTAAAAACAATCCAGATTGTAGTATATGTCTAGTAGCTGTATTTGAATTAGCCGCCGCCATCTTTTGTACACCTACCAAAGCGTTTTTATCTGGCGTAGTACCGTCTCTAGCTTCGTTTAACCCGGTTACATCTCTAATCATTTGGAGATAATAGTTATATGTACCTATTAAGCTTTGCATCTTTTGTCCTCCGGATCCAGATTGTATTTCTTGGATAGGTACTTTACCAGGATTTATATCACCTTCCGAAGTAAAACTCCTCCCAATAACAGATCCAGTTTGGAAGAACATGTTTAAAGCTTCTTGTGGATTATAGTTGGTTCCATTACCTAGATCTATTTCAGCAAGACCGTCTGCATCAAGATATACACCATCTGGTACCATGCGCGACATAACTTGTTGCAATTTTAAATGTGTAAGTTGGATCATGTCTGCGAATCCTGTAATACGTTTTACTAATGAATCAATTCTACCTTTATACATTCTAGGCGCTACTATAGAATAATTCATTTTCACTTTAGTAAAATCACTTTTAGGTCGCATCATATTTTTTGCCATCTCCCATTTAAGTAATTTTTGCGCACCAAGAACCATAGCTCCTTCGTAAAGACACTCTATAGATCTTTGTAGCTTATTGTACTCTCCTTCTTTTTCTACTGGAGGATTAAATGTATCATCCTTTTCTATCGCTTTATCTGCCCCAGATCCAGTTTCTTTCATTTTATAAACTTCGTTCATATAACTTTTGTAGTTAAAGTATAGTATTTGAACCGAATTATTGTCTATTTCTCTATATGTACTATGTCTATCAGTGTATGCAGATTTGTTTTGTGCTATTTCTTCTAAATCTTCATGGGTTAAGTGTGGGAATTGTTTAGCCAACTCATTCACTGGAATTGTTTTAACTTCTCCTACATAATATATGTCGTCAAAATATGGTGATTCTGTATATGAATACACTAAATCAGCCGGATCAACATAATCGATAGTAACTCCTTCAGAAGTGTTAAATCCTGTTTTTACAGCTCCAATACCTAGAACGGTTAAATCATAGTAAAATCTTTTCTTTGTTAGCTCGTAATTATTTCCTTCCATTAAAACTTTCAACGCTTGCTCTTCTGCTATCTCTACGGACTGCTTGTAAGACAACTGCATGTGTAGAGCTAATTCTTCTTCGTTAGCTGGTAATGTTTCTGGATCGTTTTCTGTTAAGTCAAGATTAAAGTTTTCTTTTACATAAGCATCAATACTTTTCATCTTCATATCTCTAACAATAGATTCCATGTACTCAGTTCGTTTACTTACTCCGTAAGGATCTTGCGAGTAAGCTTTGATATCATACATTCTCTCTGCGATACCGTTTACAACTATGTCTACGAATTTAGATATAATTGGAACTGGTTTCCAATCTAAATTAAGATAGGACAAATCACCATTTATAGATAACTCATCCTTGTATTTTTGAATTGACTGTTCTCCACGAGCGTACAGTCTTAGATTGTGGAAATTATTTTGATTAGTTGAGTATCTATTGTGACCACTATCTTTGTGGAACCACTCTGATTCAATAGCCTTAGCTATTTTTAAACCATAATCATAGCTTGTTTTTTCGGCGTCACTTACAACTTGACTAGGAAAATAATTATTTATAACAGACTCTGCCATATTTTACTTTATTATTTTTGATGCGTTTCCAGTGTTAGTATACTTCGCAATATTTATGTTTAATTTTTGTTTCTCAATTTTAGCGTTAGGTCTATATAAGTTTCTATTACAAGCCATAATAGCTAATCCAGAACTAATAGAAGCGTCGAATTTAGTTCTCTTTGTTATGTCAAATCTACTCCAATCATTTAATGTTTCGTTAAAATATATGTTTCCATAATTCCCATTACCTAAATGACCAACGTGATTTTGTATGTACATCTCAATAGCGGCCGCATGAGCCTGTTTTATATCTTCACTTGAATTAGGTATTCCACCTATTTCTTTTTCTGTTACAGACAACTTGTTCCATAG